ATCTTTTGCATCACGCCATAATGTTGCTTGCACCAAGATATAACCATTTACCGGATCATGGCTGACAACTGATATGTCGGATCTGCCCATAGGATAATTGCCAATAAACCATTTGTTTAAGGTTGCAACATCCTCATAATCGTTCATGTTAAATGCCATCATTTACTCCAAAATCATTTTCATATTGATCAAAGAGTTCGGAATAGATTGCTGCATAACCAATGATGTCTTTGACACTATCTTTGTGATTAGCGGTTTCAGACAGCCGGCTGACTTTGACAAGCAGTTGGCACATTGCGACCTGCATGGGCGATATGTAATCTCCAAGATATGCAGTCCAGAGTTCTGCGATCCGTTCATGATTTGTTCGACTGCTTCCGTAAATCGATCCACGATCGGTAAGCAATTGAGCGCACTCATCTAACAGCTCAACCCTGTTTGTCATAATCAAACACTTCGTCTGATTTGCGCTTGATATTGGTCATGCGGTTATGCATGTTCCAGCCGTCTTTGCGACCTTTCCAATACCCTGATTGGAATGCAGTTTCTCGAACCATAAGCACAATCCAAAGCCCTACGCCCATGCCTAGAAATATCCAAGCCAGTTGTAGCATGTCATCTTTTGCCGTCATGTATCTCCCTTACATATCCACAGCGGTTGTGGATACATAAAGTATGACCTAAATCAAGGACATTGCGTGGATTTGTAGCAGTTATTTGATAACGAAATGATAACGATTATGCGTAGTTGCGCTTGTTATAGGAAAAACTACCATCTTGATTGACCGGTATTAACTCAACTTGATGACCTTTTTTGCCAAACTGGATTACCACAAAGCCCATATTCCAGTCAGCTGAATTGTATTTAAGATATCCGGCTTGCCTCATGTCCATAAGGTGTCCAGCCTCAATGCCCCAAATCGTTGAATATCGCCCATTTAAGCCAGTTGTATGCCTGACAGCACCCTGCCTATGGGAATGCCCACAAACAACGCTGCCAGCCCACTTTTTTGCAAGATTAAGGGCAGTTATACCGGCATGCTTCGACATGTTGCCTTCATCCCCATGTGCCAAATAAAAGCCACGCTCAAACTCATACGCTTTGCGGTGGTAGCGAATGCCTAATCTACTGAAATCCATGAATTTGTCATAAGCCAACTCTGGCAATCCAATTAAAGATGGCGCACCTTTAAGCAATGTGGTGTAAAGCCGGTCGGTATGGTTAGACCTTATGACATCGGTTGTGCCTAAGTCATAAAGTATTTCTTGACCAAGTGATCGTTCCTCATCAAGTGTTTCCGCAAACTCTAACTTTGTTCCTTTTGCCCAACGACTTTGCGATCCTAGATCCAACTCATCACCACAATTTAAGACAAAATCAAACTTCTCTCGCTTTGTCATGGCAATCAAATTCTTAACAGCTGCAACATGGTGCAACGGAATTTGTAAATCAGGAACTACTAAATACCTTCGATTAGGTTTAGTCGTCATCCTCATCCGGATCGATGCGTGGAATTATCGCATCAGGTTTATCGTTGGAAATCCAATCAGGCAAGGCGTTTGGCTCTTGCATAATCCAAAACGCCATTTCTTTACTAAACCCTGCACGCTTTGCAGCCATAAATGCTTCATGCAATGTTATGAAGTGCGTATCTAATTTAGTTAATTCACGAGTTTGGCGAACTACTCGACGATTGATCTTTTTGTGTTTGATAGGTTTTCGTGTGTTCGCCATAGGAAAATTATTGCTTACTGATTAAGACAAACAGATCATCAACACGCTTTTCTAGTCTGGTAATTTGATCCTTGATGCTTGTGCCTGAATTTGGGCGCAACTCATTAAGCCAACCTTTAACTAGGAAACGAAACCCGATCAGCACGCCTGTTAGCACAGCGCACACGCCAGCCGAAAATCCAGCCCACTCTGTTGGTGTCATTTGGCATTAACGCCATAATCTGCTTCGCTCCCTGAATTTGGATCAATTGCTTTTGCTACTGGTGCAATCAATGCGCCAAGTAATACCGCAAACTCTGGTCTGATGTCAGCAACAATTGCAAGTGCAACAGTTATGCCGGATGCAGCCACAGCTCTTAAATATGATTTGATTGCTGCTTTGTGTTTATTTGATAGTTTCATGCATCTCCTATGGTCGGGCAACTGCCATTATTAGTGAATAGTTGCGTTTGCGTAAATAAACACCATCGCCATTTGATTGGCTGCCTTGCTTGCCTGATGAGGTATTGCCCTCAATAACTTGCAAGTATTTCAATGCTGTGTTGTTCCATTTGACAATGCCAACATGATCCGGCTCAGCATCTTTGTCAAATTGAAAGAAAACAATATCACCGGCTTTTGCCTGTCCTACCGGTATCAACTTCCCAAGCATTGCAAACCATTTAAGTGCATGATCGCAACTGGCAAACCCTTTACCGGATTGAGCTGCTATTGAGCCACCAAGTCCTGCTTTGTTATAGCACCAAGATACAAACATGGCACACCAAGCCTGATTGTTTAAGCCATACCATTTGCCGTATTTTGAGTCATTGACAGGCTGCTCTTGATAGCCAATCTCAGCTTTAGCAATCTGCAACAGGTTTGGCACTATTCCCTAAGATTGTGCTAACTCAGTAGCAGTTGCGCTTCGTCTGCGGAGATGCCTAAGCGGTCAAGTAATGATTCTTTGGCTGCTGCTTGTGCTGCATCTTGTTGTGCCTTCCAAGCATCATATTTAGCAAAACCATCTGTAAATTGTTTTTTAGTTATTGGCTCACATTCTAGGAATTGAATATCTTCATATTCACTACCTAATTGAACCCAACCACCATTAGGAATTAACATATTTAATACTTCATAAGGTTTTGCCATTATGCACCTATTTCCATTGCAATGATTGATGATGTAACTGTGTTTCCTGCTGCACCAGCATATTCATTAATTAGAGTTACTCCAGTTGCTTGCATATTTGCCATTTGAACTTTGTAAGTCGTTGCTGAGGTTGTGGCTGGGCTGTCTAATTTGACCAAACTTACTGAGCCTATATTATTTGCAACTGATCCGCCCGTGTGAGCAATATAATCATTGTAAAAAATTTGAGTTGCACCTCTTAATAATTTTAATCCTACATTTGTATTGACTGCGGTTTTCATTACGGATGAGCAACTAGCAATGACTAAAACTTTACTTGTATTCAAAGTTGGCGTTATCGTAACTGTTAGACCTGTATCTGCAAAAGTTGCAGAGGAACTGCTAACATTGCCAGTTAAAACTCCTTCAACAACTTGCAACACTTTGCCACCGCCAGCAGGTGCAGCCCATTTAAGACCAGTAGCCTCTGAACTATCCGCTACAAGTGTTGTGCCATTTGCGCCAACACCTAATCTTGCATCAACAGTTGAGAATGTAAATAAATCACCTTTTGTTGTTAATGGTGTTTGGTCTGATGGTGTTGCCCACTTTAATCCAGTTGCTTCGGCACTATCTGCCTGCAAAACTGTGCCGTTAGCACCAACACCTAATCTTGTATCTAATGTTGAAAATGTAAAGATGTCGCCTTTTGTCGTTAATGGTGTTTGATCGCTTGCTGTTGCCCATGCCGGCACACCTGCAACAACTGTTAAATGTTGTCCTGATGATCCAATTGGCAATCTAGTATTGACATTTGAAGTTGCTGATCTAAATGACATATCGCCAAGTGTTGTTTCTGGATTAAGATTTTTTGTAGTCGTATCAACAGATGAACCAAGTGTGCGAATAGCAGCTGCGCCATCCTTAACCAGATCGGTGTCATCCGGTGTTGTCCACCCATAATTTGTAGTTGTTGCCATATTAAGCTACTGCTCCAATCGCATTTTCCCATGTTAGTATAGCGGATAAAGTGTTCCAAGCCTCTGAGGCTGATACCTGCTCCCACTCCAATGCAACCTGTGAGAATTCAATCGGGCTCAGATTTATAGTCAGGAATAATTCGTTAAATCTAGTGCTCCATTTCCAGCCTTCGACATAACCCTCAAATTGCTGCGTAGGTGCTATCTGGACAGGTAGATCGGTAATCCTCAATGGCTGACCTATAAAGATCCCAAGCAAGGCATCTCGGTCAGCATCATCAATCTCTGAATTTGTAATTGGAAATGTAATTGCATCAAATAAAGCTCGAGGGTAGGATCTCAAAGCAATATACCGATCAGCTACATCTTGAGCATCAGTTGCATCATGCAAAACTGTGTTGATTGTTTCTCCACGATAGCCAAAGGTTTCAACGCTATCTAAATCTGTGGCACTTTCTTGTGATCCAAAGTTGTTGCCATAATTGATAAAGATTTCATTGCGAACATCTGCGCCCCTAGTTAAGACTTTTAATCCTGCACCAAAGGCTGTATTGGCTGAAATCTCTGTGTATCCATTTGCAGCAAGATATGTTTGCCGGTGCAAACTGTCTGCATAACCGATGCGACCTTGATTGTCCTCATACAAAACACCAAATGCGCTGTCTGCAATAAGGCTTGCAATGTTAAATACAGTATCGGGATCTGCTGCCCTGTTTTCCATAACATATTGTCCCGGCTGATCTATCTCACCAAGTCCTAGATTTTCAGCATTTGCCCAAGTAGTTGTTGCATCATATCCTGCCCATGTTTCAGCTGCTGGCACTTCATTCCAGTTGTTTAAGAATAAATCAGAAAGCAATGCATAGATTTGGTCGCCATCCTCATCTTGTGAAAGTGTGCCATTGTAAATAACCTTTGGCAATTTAACTAATGAGCCCAAAGCAATAATCTGATAATTGTAGGTTTGACCTATTGAACTTGCTGATGCAACCTCAACAGTTATGTCAGTTATATTGCCACCAAACAAAGTTGTATAAACTAATGAACTATCCTTGACTTGTAAAGTTATTCCGTCATTAACTTGTAAATTATAATTTTCATTGTTTAAGGCAACTAAAGTAATTGAAATGTAAGATGGGTTTGGTTGAGCGTAAATATCATCACGACCTGCTTGATGAGTTATGTCTGAGATTGCAACATTAGTATATTCAACTGAATTGACTGTCAGTTTCCAATCGGGTGTAAATACAGTCATTATCTTGACCTAGTTATGCCGCCATTGTATAGCTGTGGAACTGATCTTGATGCGCTTTGATTTAAGACTTTTGCGACTGCTCTAGCAGATCCTTCACTATCTACTGACTGGACTGTAATGTTGTTTATGACTGGTGCGCTGATCCTATTCTCACGAACATTTGGGAGGGCTGCAATTGATGGTGCAACAAATCCTTGTTGAGCTGATGGTGCTGGATTATTGATTAGTTCATTTTTCAATCCTAAGAAATTGCCAACTTTAATAAGTTCATTTGCAAGTGATACAACTAAGCCAATTGCCTCACGCACAAATGTAATAAATCCTGAAATTCTTCCTATCAGATCAGCAATTGCTTTCCCAAAGTTTTCGGCACTTCTTTGTGTATCGGTCAATCCTGCACTTAATCCTTCATCACCAGTTAATCCTGCAATAAAACCATTTAATGTTGGAATACCAGTTGTGTTTAAATAATTAATAAACTTTTCTACCTGTGGCAATAATGCCAAACCAAGACTTTCTTTTGCCTCACCAAATCCAACACTTAGACGATCAATCTTGCCTTGAAATGTTTCAGCGTTTGCAGCTGCTGCGCCACCGGTGAGATCAGATAACTTTTGTTGCACCTCTGTAAATGAAAGTGTTTTTAATTCTGTTTTGTCTAAGCCAAGTCCTAATTTGCCAAGTGAGGTTGTGTTTCCGTCTTGCGCCCGACCCAAAGCATTTGCAACTGTTTCTAAATCTAAGTTTTTGAATTTTGCAATATCTAAAGCAAGGTTTAATAATTTTTGCGCTTCCTCAGTATCTTTTGTAGATATTGCCAATCTAGCCATTGCCGGTCTGAGTTTGTCATCGGCAACACCAGTTGCAAGGCTTGTCTTGAGGATCATGTCCTCAGTTGCCTTTATTTGAGCATCAGTAGCCCCTGTGGCAGATCTTAGGGCAGCAGCCAACCTGAGTTGTGCAGCCTCATCCTCTATTGCAGCCTTGACACCATCAACGGCTAATTTCGTGCCGTAAGCAACGGCAGCAGCAGCAGCAACTGCAAATGCAGCAGCAGCCTTCTTTCCAAATGCTGAAATCTTTTCGCTATTACTCTCAACTGCATTGTCAGCTTGATTTAATTTATTCTTTAGGTCATCAATATCTGCAAGGATCTTGAGCGATAAGGTTCTGGTATCTCTTGCCATTATGACCACTTATCCAATATGCGGTTATAGGCTGCTTCCCATTTGTTAATCAATTCAGGCTGAATTCTGCGAAGCGTTGGGTAGATAAACCAACCACGACTACCTCTGCCTTGCCTTCCCGAATATGTAGGGAACTGCTTGAACTTATTAGATCCAAACTCAGAACCACCCCATAAGGTTTGCGTTGTAGCCCCACCTGAAAACTTTTGTCGTGCGAAACCATATTTGAACTCACCGATTTTGCTTGACTTCGAGATGCTAACGCCATCCGCAACTCTTTGCGCAACCTTGCCTGATTTTGTTCTGCCTCTAGCTGCAACCTTAATTTCCTCAGCTGCGTAAGTCGCCAAAGCAGCAGATTGTATTCTTGCCTCATCTGTGGCTTGCGCATCCATAACTTTGAAAGCTTTAAGAATATCCCGAATATCATTGCGATTGTAAGCAATTGTTTCACTTGCCATGCCTCGCCTCCAGTATTTCTATTGCTGTCAAGATGTCCTCTGCATCAACCCATTCGCTCATCGGTATCTGTGTGGCAATTGCCAACTCTACCAATAGCCTGTTTAGGCTTCCTGCTTTATGGCTTTTGGGTCTGCATCACCAACGATTACATCGCTGATTGTTTCCATCCAAGCTTCAAAAGGTTTGACTGGCTTTCCGGCATTCTCACGCTTGTGTGCGTTATATGCTAGAAACATAAGATCCCACATGCCAAGTTTTTCTTTGGCTTGTCCGATCGTATGACCAGTTTGCTTTTCCCATTTCGCCCACTCAGGCGGTTGGGCAATATATGTTGCTTGCTCGCCTGAGTTGTATTCAATTGTAATTGGTAGTTTCATTTTGCTCCCGTTTTTAGATTTTAACTAAATGTTTCTACTACTGCACCCTTAGAAACTGTAAAAGTAAATGACACAGTTTGCGCATCTACTCCAGATCCTCCGGCTGTTGGAAACTCTGGCATTACTGGAAACACAAATTGCGCTCCAGTTGCAGTTGTAAGTGTGATTGATATGTCTGTATCTGGTGTGCTTTCAGCAGCTAACCATAGAGCCTCGCATACTGAACTTGCCTTGCCCCAATCTGCCAACATATCCAATTGGAATGTTCCAGATAGGTTTGTGGTCTTGTAAGCCTCACCATCAAGTGTTTGATAGGTCTGTCGCTCATTGACTTTTGTCAATACTGCGTTGGTCGCTTGTGCTTCGATGTCTGTTCCACCTGTGAAAGACAGCGTTATATCACGACCGGTAATTACTGTGGTTGCCATGATTACTCCTTAGGTTTGTGTGTAATAGGTAGAAACTCGAACATCTGCAATTAGCAGCGTTGATGCTCCAACTTGACTAACTGTTGGTCTTTCGACCGAGCTGACAACATATCCTGATGGGATTACTGCCAGAACACTCATTATTAACTGCTCGATATTGTCGAGCGATGCAGGATTGCTGTTATATGCAACTGCAACTGATATTGTGAAATTGATCTTTGTGTGCAATGTTGATTTGTTAATTGTTTGCAATTCTAGGTAAGGGCTGTCTGGCACAACCACAACAGCTGGTGGAATAACTGTTTCAGGCACAAATGAATAAACATTGCCAGCAACACCGGCTAAAGCGGTGGCAAGTGGTGTGCGAATATCTGAAAGAATAGTGCTAGGCATTATTGACACATGCCTTCTGGATCAATATAAGATCCTAATAATCCAACGCATTTATTGTAAAGACTGCGACCCATGCGGAATGGAGTGCCTGTGAAATCTACACCCTCGATCTGACCGCCACCAGCTAATCTTGCTTGAAAGACTTCGACTGATACTGTGTAGATTGCGCTTTCAACTGCTGCGTTTCCGACATAAGTTGTTGCATTTGATAAGGTAGCAGTTCCGGATGGGATGACATTAGCTTCCAATACATTGGCATTAACGATCGCTGCTGTAAAGGTA